CCCTACACCATTTGTTGGATCTTTCTCAAATGACATACCTTGTATGGTACCTTTAAGACCAACTTCATTCTTTCTATCTCCTTTTCTTACTTCAATCTTCTGTTGCCACATCATTACTTTATCTGGTGACATTGGACGGTACCATGCTGTATGTTCATTTAGGAATGCAGCATATTCTTGTAAGAACTTCCAGGACCCTTTCTCATTGATATAGTCTTTAAGACTTGCTCCCATCTTTAGAGTAACCCCAGCTTCAAACCATTGTTGATTTATAAACTTACCCATGTGATAGTAGGAAGATGCTATCTGCCGTTTCTTTAAGATAGCTGAATGCTTGTAATTAAGTTCTGCTAATAGCTCATATAAGGCCATATGATACTGAGCATCTCTGATTTTAGCAAAGCCAAACTGTTGTATCTCCTTGTCAAAGATAGGCAAGAAGTTTAACCACATGTAGTATTCTCTAGCTACAAACCATGTATTATGTTTATCCTTAACTATAATACCTTTACGGCATTTAAGTTTTTGATCATCCCAATATGTTATATAGTCTTTTGATTTGAATGGGGCTGTAGTATATACTCCATCTTTTTTAAACTTGACTGACTCAGATATAAAAACTTCATTGGTAGTTTCATTGAAGTTGTACTTACCTGGTTCTTTAAATACTCCAAAGATAAAGTTGCTGAACTCTTCTCTGGATTCAAAACTTGTGGTTGTCCAGTTTCCGTTGTCATAGGTTGGTATGTCTTGATAAATTTCACTCATTACATGTCATATGCTAGTCCTTGTCCTCCACGTACTTTACTGGATTGTTCTTCTTGAAGATCCTTATAAGTAGCTTTAAAAGACTGTCTAATTGCATCATAGTTTTTAGCTGCAGCAATTAGAGAGTTAAAGTTACCATCTCTACCTGTAGTAATCTGACTAGTTTCCATATATCTTCCTAATCTATCTAGCATAGATGCAATTCCTTTGTATGCTCTGGATGTAGGTGTTTCATACATTCTTTCACAGAATCTAAGTGCTGCAAAGATTGTGTCATCTTCAGTAGAGAATTCTCCGTCAATTTGTTTTAGAATCAATGATTCTTTATCTATGTCTGGTGTGAAGAAAAAAGGATTCATATCTGGATTTGGACAGCACATGTAGAATAAATACATGTATATCTTAAGATACTCATCTGGATATTCATCCATTACATCTTTCAAAGCCTTCAGTGTATAGCAATGTTCAGTTGGTATTACCACACCATTTTGAACATCAAATAGTTTTGCAAACATCTTATTTCTTTTTAATTGGATTATCTTTCATGTAGTGAATGATAGCCTGTACTTCATCTACTAAATAAGGTACAGGGATTTGTATAACTTCTTTTACAACAGGATCTCCATTCTCATCTTTTTTAGTTACAGGATATCCCCAGTTATCTTCAGCCTCCACTTCAAATACAATATGATGTATGGATATTCTTCCTGGTTTTAACTTAGGGTTATGCTTCAATATAATATACATATAAATGCTCAATTGTAAAGCATAATGATAGAAATGGCAGTCATCTAAATTATCTACTGGTGGTAGCATTTTATCCGGCATACCCTCCCAGTTCACATAAGATTCCATATCTATCTTCTTATTAGTCTTGTAGTCAGTGATATTTACTTTACCATTGACTACTTCAACTAAATCTGATTGGCCACATAAGCCTGCTGACTTAAGATAGACCATATGTTCTGGATACACGCCTGGTTCTAGTTTCTGATTAGGTGCTATTCTTATTCCATCATTTTCACCAGATGGTTTAAATACAGGTATAGTAACTCCTTCTCTTTCTAATGAAGCTAAAGAACATATATCATCTTCTCTTTGGTTATGATACCATGTACCTAAGGTAGTAGATCTGTCTGCTTCATTAGTCCATATTTGTTGTATCAATACAGGATCAATACCAAACCATTTTGACTTTTTACTTTTAGTAACTTTCTCTGCAGTCTTTTTTGCATCAAAAGGTTTTTTAAAAGCTGATACTACAGAAGTAACACTAGTCCAGCTAATGTTTTCTTCTGAACTTAAGCTTTTATAGCTATGATCTGCTGCATTAAATACTATACTCATTTCTTTAATTGTTCTATAGCAAGTATTGCTATGTTAAAATTATCTATGTCTTCTGACCTCAACATAGTTATTAAGTTGTTTGCTGTATCAGAATCTATTTTTTTTCTTTCTTCCATCCATTCTACAAATCCAACAGAATTTTCAATAGCCATTGCGTGTGCAAGATAATCTGCTCCTGCTTGTCCAGTGTACAAACTGATCTGTCTTCCTTGAGAAGCAATACCATCTGTCAGAAAAGATTCTAGTTCTGGCCAATTCATGCGTTGTCTATTATTGATTCAGCTAATGTTCTTGATGCTTCATCCTCAGAGATCAACATCTTTCTAATATTACTTACTTCTTCTTGATCAAACTTTCCTTCCATACAAGCTATCTTAAGTCTTAAACACTTATTCTCAAGTTCTAATCTTTCCAATCTACCTAGAATTTCTGATAATGTACTTGTTGGTGTAACTGATGGAGCTGCATCTTGCATATGACTCCATATATTATTGAATCCTGGAACATTACTGTTTGCAGGTATAGTATTAATTACTTGGCTGCCATCATTAACTAAAGTTCCAGCTGGATGATATACACTTGGAATTGGTACATTCATAATTTAATCTTTAAGGTTATCTAATGCATCTTCTTCATCTTCAGTAGCAATAGCATTCCATTTACCTAATGGACATGATGAGGATAATGATCTGGTTTTAAAATTAAGTGAGCATCCACATTCATTACAACATGGAGCTGTGCCTTTAACAGCACACTTCTTTCCTTTGTGTTCACACTCATCACAGATACTATATCTTAATCTAGCTATTTCTTCCACTGTTTCATCTCTGATAACTGAGTTAGTTATACCTTCAATTATTTGGTTCCTGTTCTCCCAAATTAGCTTTAATGTATTTTTCATCTTTTTCTTTTTTAAAAGTTTCTCTTTTATTTTCTTCTGATAGCAGTTTCTCTTCCAATGCTATGAGTTGGTCTAATTTTAACTCAATTCTTTTTTTATTAAAATATGCACCAAATGTAGATGTGTCATGATTATCTAATGATTTCTTACATCTTGATATAGATTTTTTAACTGCACTAGTCTTTGCTATAAAATGACCAAGTCCTTCAAGATTTATTCTTGGGTGTGTCATGTTACTCACACATTCCCTAATCTTTTTGTAATAAAAGTCAACAAAATTTTCTACTAGTATTTGTTCTATATCTAGATCTTCAGAAACTTGTTTATACAAACTAGATGGTTTCTTTGGTATCATTCTGACCAAAAAATTTATAGTCCAACAATATGTTACCTTCTGTTTGTATTTTCAGATCTGGATTTAAACTAATTATCTTTTTATTATCCTTATCTTTTAAAATCAATCCATTTTTCTCAGCTTTATTAATACAATTTCTTACAGTCTGTGGTGTTTTAAAAATCCACTCTTCTTCAGAAGATGCATCATAACAAAAATTAGTGAGTTCAATAGGCTGATTAAAACTAAGTAAAGTAAGACAGTTTAAATCAGAATCACTCATTGTTATACGGTTAATATAACAATGAGTTAATATCTGAAACTTTACAACATCCCATTTGGGCATTCTGACCCTTTTCTGTACTTGGTTTACAAGTGCCATGGTTTATTGTTTTTTAAGCTTTCTTTCTTTTGGTGTAGGTACTTCATCTTGAACAAGATCTTCTCTTTCTATTTCTTTCTCCTCTTCAAATTCTTCATTCTCTTGAGGATTCATCATCATTGCTAATTGCATTTGGATAGATGTTCTTTTGAATCTTACTTCATCTATCTCAGCAAGTTTCTTTTCATAGTTTAACTGAGCATCTAAATAGGGAAGAGAGTCTTCATAGAACTTAAGCATTTGAGCTTTTCTCACTGTTAATTCTTCTTCTGATAAGTGCATTTCTGCTTCATGTTGGTTCATGTTTTCCATTTTATATATTTTAAAAGTTTAGACAAATATACAATAAAAGTTTAAACAAGATATATTTAAAACAAAAAATCCAGGCATAGAAAGTACCTGGATTAGTGTGGATAGTATATATTAGTTATTATCCTTTTTTATTGTGTTTAGTAACTTTTTGTTTATAAGCCCATAAATCTCTACCTCTTCTAATAAAACCATCACCTTTAGCTTGTTGCACTAACTCTCTTGTTTTATTAACTGTTTTTATTTTGTCACCTTTTTTATTATACACATCTACTGTTTTTTCAGCATAACCTGGACGTGGTGCAACAGTTCCTGTTGTTTTTGATTTTTCTTTCCAACCTTCAGTTACTCTTGTTCTACCAGTTAAAGGATTTTTAAATGACTTAGTTTTAGGTGGATCACTTTTTACATTGATGCCCTCATTAGCTTTAACCAGTTTTTTAGTTTTTGGTTTTTTAATTATCTTTTTCATAATTATCTATTTTTAATTGTAAAGTTTAGAATAGTAAATAAGTAAAAATCTCTTGCTATGTCTATCTCTAGTGAAAATAAATCTAAACTAGATACTCTCAATCTTATCATTACTTTATCCCACTGCTTCTTTGAGTTCCTCCAGTTGTTTCTTAGTTTCATATCACAAGCTTAATAACATATCAATTAATTCTTGCTGCGGGAACATGTCTACTTTGCCTCTTAATACATTGGTGTGAGAATACATTCCTGGAACTTTCTCTGCTCTAGCTGGATCAAACACATCAAACCCATCAGCACCTTTAGCTCTAACATATTCTACTAAACCTACTCTAGGATCAATACCATATTTCTCAGCTACAAATAGTATCCATTGTTTTAATGCAGTTATCTGAGCATCTGAGTATTTGTGCCAAAACTGGAAACCACGGAATGGTTTAGCCAACTTAACTATTTGATCAGGATTGGCTGGAGTATTAACATAAGTCTTTCCATTAACTATCTGACCCATACAACATACCTCAATAGCTACAGAGTTTCTATGCATAACAGAGTTACCTGTACCTGTGTGCCACCCATATCCTCCTTCTGGAAAACATTGAATAAGTTCTCCATCATATTTAGTAGAACCATCTTTTACAGACTGTCCACCTAGGATAAATTCAGTAGCTACATTACCTCTATCATCTCTTGCCCACATATCAGCTACTTGATAAGGATTTTCCCATCCTGCTGTATGATGTAAGAATATCCACTGTTTTGGAACAGGGCCGGCAAAATAAGTACCCGGAGTCATGTAATGTTTCTTAATCTCTAAAGCTTTTTCTACTTCTAGATTCTCTGCATTGTCTGTATTAAGGATACCCATGTGAGCCCAAGTCTTAGGACCCACAACACCGTCTGCTACTAGACCATTTTTCTTTTGATATGATTTTACTGCAGACTCTGTCTTAGGACCAAATATTCCATCTGTAGTTAGTTTCAAAAATTCTTGCAAAGTTTTTACTGATTCACCTTTGCTGCCTTTCTTTAATACAGTCATTTCTTTTCTTTATTAAATTTTTTAGCATAAAATTTTCCAAGCCAGTTACCAACTCTTCTAAGTACTGAGTTCTTTGCATCTACAGTAACTTCAGTACCCTCAGTTGTTTTAGTAACATTTACATCTAGCTTTTCACTATCATATTTGAACTCTTTCTTTTCTTCATCTTTGTTGAGTTCAACATCTACTTTAGGTGTATCAACTGTTACATTAACTTTCTTACCTTCTTTTTTAGCTTTGACTTTTACTTTCTTAGTCTTTACTTCTACTTCAAAGTCTTCTACTTTTTTTTCTTTTTTTGACATTGTTGGTTATTTAGGGGTTTATATTTCTTTAGCATCTTCAACAGTAAGTTGTGCTAATGTAGCTGCTACAGTTCCAGCAGTTACTACATATGTTGCTGCTGTTACTACAGCTGCTGGTAATGCAATTGGAGCAGCAATGATAACTCCTGCTACAGCTCCTGCTGCAATTGCAATGTTTTGCACCTTCTTCCAGAACTTAGGAGTTGGGGCATTCCATCTTTTTTTTATATTAGTCATGTCTATTATTTATTATAAATAACTTTACGGCATCTGATAATTCACTTACATTCTTTGCTAAGTTTTTAATTTCAAGCTGTGTGAGTTCTTGCAGTGCTTGATATTTTATTTGATTCTCTTGTTGTACTAGTTCTATTTTGCCTTTTAGTTTTCCTAGTTCTTCTGTATTTTTTCTAACATCAGAATGTATCATTTTTAAAAAGTATCCAAATATAGCAAAAATTGAACTAGCTATAAAAATGATTATTGTAATTACCCAGTTTTCCATTGTTTTAAAATTATAAATATATAATAATATACAAAAAATAAATGAAACTACAATAGGTTACTAAGTATTTTTACTTATTCAGTTAGTGGGAATGGTGGTGTTGGTTTTGGTTCGTAAGGAATTAAGTCAAGGTCTTTAACCCAAAGATACTCAGGATTAACACACTGATCCATTTCTTCAACTGATATAACCCAATTATCATTTAAGTCTTGAATAGGGTTGAAATAAGAATCTAAGTCATATAGTTGACCTACTAATTCGTCTTTTTGTACCTCTGTTAAAAGTCCTACTTGTATCATACTTGTCTACCTAAAGTTGTGTTAAAAGTTTGTATTGCTATTGAAATATTAGTTGATTCTATATCTGTAAATGCATCAGCTATGACTGCTGATGCAGATTCTCTTGAACTAAACCAACTTGCACCAACAGTACTTGATAAATTTATTGCACCTAAGTAAATTGGTGCATTTGTTCTTGGTTGTACAGCTATACCTGTTCTACTTGCTACATTAGTTCCATTTTTAAATCCTTTTACTGTAGTACCATTTCTTGTACCTATATAAAATGCAGCTGAATTTGTATCTGCTGCTGTTGTATAAGTACCACTTTCAAGAATTGTGTACCATGTAACATTGTTTAACCTTGGGAATAAAAACAAATAATCGGGACCAGATGGTCCAGATGTAACTCCTATATCACAAGCTGTTGATGTTGCATTTACATTTGTTCTTGAATAATAACCTAAACTAATATTATTAGTTAATATACTAAATGGAAATAACCTAGTATCCATGTATGCATTAACTCCATTAGGTAAAGCACCGTTACTTGAATGTGTCCACCCTCCAACAAAAATACCTCTAAATGCTGCATCTAAATCTCGTGGGTCTTTTAGGTTAAACTTATGAGCAAATGAAGTTCCCCCTACCATTGGATAGTAAGCCTTAATTTTAGACCATACACCATATCCTTTAAAGTCAATAACTAAAGTATTAATAGCACTTGATATAGTTGCATCAGTAATACCAGCAGCAGTTAAAAATGCCTGTGCATCAGGATCAATAGCAGGAGTAGTAGGAAGTATAATAGTACATCCCTTAGTTCCTGAACTTAATACTTTGCCTAAATATATATTAGCTCCCATTGATCTTTTATTTATCTACTGATTTCTTCCCAGTCTATAGAAGCATAAGCTCCTAAAGTTCCTCCTATAGTATCAATAGCCATTTCAATTACTATTTCAAAAGGTGTTCCTGTAAAAGTATTTCTTTCTAATTGAGCTGCAAATAATGCCTCTTTTAATATATCCATACTTGGAGAACCTTGATTAGATGAATTTATATATCCTTGTGCTAATACTCTACCACCTGTAGTTGATGTACCTGTAAGATTATATTCAACAGAAGAATCAGCTGCAGCAGGGGCCCAAGCTCCACCAGCTATTTTGGTTCCGTTTAAAATTCTCCAAGCATAGTTTTTACCATTACCTAATCCTAATAAAGATACAGCAGTAAGAATAACAACAGCATCTAATCTAGTAGATCTTAATCTAATACCTACAATAGGATAAAATGTTCCTGCTGCAGGAAATGTACTTGGAGTAAGTATTGGAGTACCAACAGCTTGTTGCGCTCCTCTTAACTCATAACCTCCTTCAGATATTACAGTAGAACATACTTGTTTTAATGTACTTACACTTGCTGTAGCATCTGTGTTAGTTATCTCATATCTTAATGGTAATGAAGCTGTAGTAATATAAGTAGATGTAATATAGTTTGCATGATTAAATCTATGACAAACTATAAAGTTACCATCTATTACAAAACCTATTCTTACAGTTCCTTCTCCTAACCACTCTATATCCATGAATAGAATCTGAGCCATCCTGATATCTAAAATTATTCCTGAAGGACCACTGCCATCCATCTTATCTGCATTCCAAGAATCTTGAGGTACAATACTTTCAGTTACAACACCTGTGACAACACTTCTTTCTACAAAACTTAAAATGTCATTATCTAACTGAATATAAATACCATTCTCTATTCCATAATAACCTACTCTTTGTCTTAATCCTGGTTGTGGTTTAGCCATTACAAATGTATTCATCACCAGTAATGACTTTCCTGGTTGATATGAAAATACTTTTGCAGTCTCTCTTAATACTTCTGAACCATTAGTAGTATCTACATTTAAGTCTACCAGTCCTTCATTTGGCATAAATACAGCAGTACCTCCACTAGCAGTAGAAGTATTCCATAAACCATTATCTCTGTATCTATGAGAAGAATCAAATAATGTTAATGGTTGTGCTACTCTTATTCTACCAAATGCATCAGTAAGCATTGGATCATTAGCCAATATTGATTGGTTAGATGATAATATGTTTATTTGTGTACTCATTCTTCTATAATGTTACTCCACTCTGGAGTTTCCATAATCTCCAGACACTCAGAGTGAGTTAGTATCTGTAAAGGCACTATTGTACCATCTGTTATGAAAGTAGGTGTTTGATCCCACTTTAAAACAAATTTAGAACCATCTAATGACTTTCTAATTGTGCTTGATGTTGTTTCACCTACTTGAGTAAAATCTACTTTTGGCAAATCATTAATATCTATTATTGAATAAGTATCTGTCATATAAATCAATTAAGGTACATCAGTAGTTCTGTCAGTAATTTCCATGTTTACAGAAGTTCCATTAACTCCACCACTTCCATTATCAATTAATGTCCAATTTGTGCTGAATGTATCCCCATCTCCCATTCT